AGCTACGGGCCCGTAGCTCAACTGGTTAGAGCCGGCCGCTCATAACGGTCTGGTTGCAGGTTCGAGTCCTGCCGGGCCCACCACTCACCCCCATGCGAACCTACGCCCAGAAGACTATCTCCCGAAACCCCGCAGGTTTCGGGACTTTCAGGGCATATTTCTTTTAATTTCGATGTGGAGAGACGGGCATCGATGCGGGAAATGGCCGTTTCCGTCAAAACGTCTCTGGAGACGATTTTCGACGCCCAGAACTTTGCAAATTCAGATGCAAAGCGAGCCCTGATTCTTATGGGTTCTTGAAGCCCAGAAGGTGCCTTTGGGCTGACCAGTCGGCCGGAATGGACCCGATTTTCTTTAAACGCTCGATGTTCAAATCTACTGGCTGTCCACCGTTAAGGATAGCTTCCACAATATCCGGTGCCAGGAAGGCGAGCGGCAGGAACCTAGTTACGTCGGATGCGTCCATGGAAGAATGCGTTGCGAGCTTATCAACCGACCAGTCCGGTTCTTCCGTAAGCAGCCGCAGCCATTCGAACGACCGCCGGATCACATCGATAAGTTTCCGATCTGGCAGGGCCGGCTGAGGGTTTCTGCCGCCGATGATAATCTTGGATTCCACACCTCGTCGTTTGGTGTGGAACGGCACATTTAACTCATACCCGGGGTCATCCCCAGAAACTTTTCCGCCTGGGTTCAAACCATCGCGTCTGAGCATGATTGAGATCATTCCAGGTTTGACGGTCAAGCTCTCCAGAACCTCGCCCAACGTCTGCTTTCTAGACGAGGCATCGGATATCTCTAATCGTGTGATTAGTTCCTTCATATGCTTCCGCAGCCGGTGATAGCCCTCCGGCGATAGACCGGTCAGGTCTACCGCTTTCATCCACTTGGCTTCATTACTCAGGAAATCAACAACCGCAAATATGGCGGTCTTTTCCAAATCTCCAGCCGGCAACCGCCAGCCTCGCCCTTCTTTATCGGCACTACTAACCAAGCGCCTGGAGATGTAATAGCGGTAACGACGTCCTTTTTTGTTGGCATAAGTCGGGGTTAGGCGATCACCCGTTTCATCATAGGCGAGACCAGTCAACAAACATGCGTGCTTTGAATTCTTTTGCGACCGGCGCGCCGGTGCTTGACCGTCAAGCAACTGTTGGACAGCTTGCCAGGTCTCCCGCTCGATAATGGCGTCGTGCTGTCCGGGATAAACGTTTTCCCTGTGCACGATGTCGCCAACATAAACTGGATTACGTAGCAATTGCGAGAGATGCCCCCGCGTGAAGGATTTACCACCTGCAGAACGAGGGCCATACTTCCGGCGCTTGGTAACATAACCCTTCTGATCCGCAACTTCCTTTAACTTACTGATAGACTGCAAATCAAGGTAAAGACTAAAGAGACTCCCAACGGTCTTGCCTTTAGTTTTATTGACGACCAGCTTTTTATCCACGGCGTCATATCCCAGCGGCGGCAATCCACCCATCCACATCCCCTTCTTCTTGGACGCCGCGATTTTGTCGCGGATGCGCTCTGCAGTGACCTCGCGCTCGAACTGGGCAAAGGAAAGAAGCACGTTGAGGGTCAATCTCCCCATGGAATTGGCAGTGTTGAACTGCTGGGTGACGGAAACGAAGGAAATGCCGCGGGCATCGAATGTTTCAATGATTTTGGCAAAGTCCATCAGCGATCGAGTCAGGCGATCCACCTTATAGACGACGACCAGATCGACCTTGCCATTCTCGATATCCGTCAGGAGTGTCTGAAGAGCGGGACGGTCTATGGTTCCACCCGAGATCCCGCCGTCATCATACCGCTTCTTTTGCGCAATCCAGCCCAGACCACGCTGCGACTGGATAAATGCCTCGCAGGCCTCGCGCTGGGCATCCAAGGAATTGAATTCCTGCTCCAGCCCTTCCTCTGTGGATTTCCGGGTGTATATGGCGCAACGGACACGTTTACTCATAGCCCGAAGAACCTCGGTCCCGACCAGCGCGCCCCGGTAATGGCATGGGCGACTTGGGAAAGTGATTTGTACGTTTCTCCATCGCATCTGAAATTGTCTTCCGTCACCTCAACGGAATACGTTCGGCCATGCCATTCCCTCACCAACCGGGTCCCCGGCTGAAGCGTCTTGGCCAGTTGCTGTAGGACGGGAGCATTGGTGGTTTTCTTCCCGGTTGCCATATGACGCAATTTCCGCCTGGTGGTTGGTTTCAGTCCTCCAAAAGCCTTCGCCTGCAACTGATAGGCGGCGCTAAATTCCAGCAATCGCCGGCTAATGCCTTTGGGCGACGGTCCGCCATAAGCTTTCTCCCAACATTCGACGAGAACCTTGCGGGGAAGGTCGGGAATCCCGGCGAGTTCCACCGCAAGGCTTTCTTTTCTACGAAGAAGGCGCATGGTTACGATACCTTCGTGATCCGGCAACCGGGTCAATTGCTGGTCGAGATCAGTGCGGGAGGCGTTTCCCATGTTACGCCTCCTCCTTTTCGATCCGGTAGCGGCGTACGCCGCTCTTGTTCACATCGTTCGTGACCTTGTGCCCCATTTTTTTGCCGACCGTAGCAGAGAGGAAACTGCGGACCGTGTGCGGTTGCCAGCCGGTGGCTTTCTCTATTTCAGCGATGCTCGCGCCCTGGCTGCGCTTAAGCAGACGGAGGACAGTTTCCTTTTTAGTGCGGGTGGTTTTAGTTGTATTCTTGGCCATGATGGTCTCCTTCATATGCGCTCCGCCCGATGCGGAGCGTCCCACCACCCCGAGCCTCAAATAGACCGACGCATCGTCCTATCGAGGCGGAGACTGAAGAAAATCAGCCGTTACCTATGGCCAACACTACCGCTCTGATGCCAACGGAAGTCCAGTGGAAACTGCGGCCTATTTAGTAAGTATCTCCTGTACCCTTTGAACCTGTAGATTTTGGCAGTCGAGATGCATGGACATCCACCGACCGAAAAGTTCGAGACATAGTGTTCGTCTGCGCCCACATCAATCCGATCCGGGTCGATGCCGAACGTGCAGACAATCTCATCGATGTAGCGTGGGGTGTGGAGTTTTCGATCCGCGAGGATCAAAAAACGGCGCGTTGAATGATGGAAGCTAACCCGACCTCGAAGATAGTCTTGGTATTCGAAAAAACTGGTGCCGTTGGCAACCCCAACTTCTCCAAGCTCGCGGCCCCTTCCGCGTTTAAGTCCTGCCAGAACTCAGCTTGGCCGATTTCGGCAATCAGGTGGTCGCCGTAGTCGGCGGCATCATTGGTGCGGACGAGGCACGACAGCAGGCGTGCTTTTCCATCTGTGTCCGGGATGAACCAAAATAAACCGACGGATGGAGATGGTTTCATGGGGATTGATGGCTGAATTTCTTGGCTGGTGTCCGTTGGCAATTTTCGTTCCTCCGCAAGTAAATTTCTAAAGAGATAAATGATATCGCCGTTGATGGGACAACACATGCTTCCTTGCAACAGGAAGTCCAGTGGAATGTGCCGGAAACTGAAATGAAAAAGGGCGACCACTAAGGCCGCCCTAGTGAGGGTTTCATTCAAAATCGACGAGGTAGTTTCCTTTTGGGATCACGCATTGGGTGTGGCTTTCTGCGCTTTTCTGCTGGGCTAGAAATGATCCCATCCGCAATCCTTATTTGAGTGGTTCTTGCAATCACCTTTTTATGGCCGCCGCCTTTTGGGTCGAGGTGCCATCGTAGAAACTGCGTACTCGAGTCGACCTGATCGTCAAACTGACTGTCGGGAAATGTTAAGAACTCCTGCTCCAATTCGGCCCGCCAATACGCTTCCTTGGGAAAAAACACGCGCTTGGCTTCAAATTCCACCGACACCTGTTCCAAACGGGTCACTTTATCCATGTCTGGTTTGATGGATTTTATCGGCAATCCCGGGGCATTTTCGAGCGTTTGAATCAAAGCCTGGCCGCTGCTCGCATTCTCAATTAGGATTACACGCGGATGGTATTCGGCTGCTTTTTCCTTAACTGCTTTGACTAAGTCCGGAAAAGTCATTCGGTCCCGCAGCAAGTCTATCAAATAGCGACCGTCACTGCGGACGCCCCAGGTAGTGCAGACAGAAAAACTATTGCTGGCATTTGTACCCGCTGCTGTGTCCCAACTTTGATAAATTGCATCGAATGCGGTTGGCGACGGCATCCTGGCGATCCATGTCAGCCATTCGCGCCGCAGTATGTTTCCGCTTATGGGCACCGGTTGCTGTTGATACTGGCTTGAGAATGCATAGCTACCGACCGCGCGTTCTATTTTGCGGAGTGTCTCTATATCCTCGCGTTCCGGATGGAGCGCCTCGCCGAGCTTCCGATGATGCCAATCTTCATCATTGGGCCCCGTCTTGATCATCTCCTTTTTCGTGGCGATGGCCGGAAGGTTGAGGATTTCCCAATTGTCAAGGTCCTGAACAAACCCGGCGAGGTCATTCATATTTGTTCGCTGCATTACGATGATGATGACATCGTTCTTTTTATCGTTCAGCCGAGAGTAGAGCGTGTTTTGGAACCATTTGTTCACAAATTCCCGTTCGGCTTCTGACTGTCCGTCGTCATATAAATTGGAACAGGTGGCGGCCTGATCTAAGAGAGGATCT